GTCCCAGTTGATGATTTGTTCGATCAATCGCTTATTTTTACTACCCATACTGTCTCCAGAAAAAAAGCGGCCAGTCAGGGCTTTCGCTTTCGCTACTTGCGCTAACCGGCCTGTCGTGTTCGGCCCGAAAGGTCCGGGACCAGGACGGATAGGCTGACCCCCTGGGGGTTCTGGGTGACGGCGAACGATCGCCGTCCTCTCATAGTTTGGTGGTCACAGACGCCACGCAGACCGACATTGCCATTCGCGTCCCACGGATTGGCATTGGAGTTCAGGCAGCGCGCACCGGCGTGCACGCCCTCGTTCCAATTGCCGCCGCCGATGAACGAGTTCCAGCGAACGTGGTTCACAGCACCGAAACCCTACCCGCCCTATTTAAACCGCTGTCGCCATGCGCCGATCATCGCGCCAATCTCACCCAGTTCGCGGGCGGCTTCGCCCACTCGCCGAGCTCCGATCAGGTTGCGTTCGGCGCCATGGCGCAGCAGCGCATGGATAAACCGGATCTGTTCATCGGCCCGGTAAACCTTGCTCTTTTGGCCGCTGGCGGCGGCCTGGATAATCAGGTCAGCCAGATGCCACAGCGCGTCTTCCAGCCGCAACGCATAGCGGTAGCGCTGATGCCTTGGGATCTTGTCGATCGTCGGCCCCAGGCTAGCAATTAACCGCTCCGCCTTAGCCAGAAGCACGAGACCCCGCTGCCGCGGGGCCTCATCAGGCACCACGGTCACAGGGCGTCACAGACGCCACGCAGACCGACAATGCCATTCGCGTCCCACGGACTGGCATTGGAGATCAGGCAGCGCGCACCGGCGTGCACGCCCTCGTCCCAATAGCCGCCGCCGATGAACGAGTGCCAGCGAACGTGGCTCACAGCACCGCGTGGCGTTGCCGCATCCTTGCCGACATCGACAACCGTCTGGTCCCATGTGTACGGCGTTACTGAGCCGTTGTAGTCGCCCAGATCGTAATGCGCATCGAGCCAGTCCCAGGCATTGCCGACCACATCGACCACGTTCTGCATGCTCACTGATTTTGCCACGCCACCGGCTGTCGTCGGGCCGGTGTTGGTGGTGGCTGTCCAGGCTTGGTCGTTTGAACCATTAAGGCCGGCCGGGGCACCCTCGGCATAGACCAAGAACTCCTCGATGGTCGGCAGGCGTTTGCCCGCATTGCGGACGAGCTGATGGAAATCGGATCGGCTGTAGACAGTATCCCGGATGACAGCAGCCCCATAGGCGCTGACCGCCACATTCTCCGGCCAGATACCGCCGCCCTCGCTGTTGAGGTAGACATCCACCCATAGGCTTCCAGGGGTCACCTCCACCATGCCGGTAGGGTCACAGGTTGGGCGGTGCTGGAGGTCCCAGCAGGAATTGGGCACGATCTGGATCGGGGGAACATAGACCGTATCGTAACGGCTGGCAACGGGGCGGACCCTGCCAAAATGGAAACCCCCAATTTTGCGGGAGTCACTGGATGTGTAACCTGCCGGGACTGTTGAGTTAGCAGACGCAACCCACTGAGCCGTGCCGCTGGCAGCTTGAACCGCATAGATGTAGATGTCATCACCCAGCGCCAGCGCGGCAAATGAGCCGTCATTGTTGGCCGGTAACGCCGGGTTCCAGTTCGCCACCGATTCCAGCAGAAAGCCCTTGCCATTGCCGCCGACGTTAACCATGCCCTCGGGCAGATTCAGGGTGTCTCCGGCGCTTTTGTTGATGGTGCCGAATAGGGATGAAAAGCCCGCCGCCATGGCGGGTATAATGAATTTATCGCCGATGGCCATTACTGTGCCGCTCCCACGGTTGCGATCATCTGATCTACTTCTGCCTGGGTGAGGCCCAGGCGGTGAATCAGGGCATTGGGATCAGGATCGAGGCGCATCTGGTTGCGGGCGCCATCCTCCTGCACCAACACGATGTAGTCCGGCTCCGGACCGTCCGGGCTTTCGGTATCGCCCAGCACTCGATCAAACACGTACATCTGATTGTCTTTTAGGCTGCGCAGATACGACAGTCCACGCTGCATGTTTTCCTCGGACGCCAAGCCAGTGCCCAGGTAGCCCAGTAAAATTTCAAGATCTGCTTTAGTGCGGATGATTTTCGGGTAGCCGTACATTTACACCTCCTCCAATGCTGCAACGCCACTTACCACAACCGACCGATACGCTGTCAATGCGACAGGATCAACACGCTGGTGAATCGCTTTGCTGAGCTGGTCCAGCACTAAATGATCAGGTACCAGCCCGGCATCAACCACTGATTGCCGCAGCGCCTCATTCATCATGTAGTACCAATAAGGCCCCGGCCGCGTCGCTGGAATGCCCTGAGCTGGATTCCCCGCAGTGGGATAGCCGGTGCTGGGCGCGGCTGGTGCCACCGGTGGTGACTGGATGGCGTTATTTTCGTAGACACGATCAACCATAGATTTAACTCCCGTAGGCAAAAAGAACATAGGTCTGGGCCGGCTTGTAGCGGTTGATCACGCACTCCAAGCGTTGGTTGCCCCAACTGGCTAGCGGCTCACTCACATCGGAGGCGGCGGTGAGGTAATAAACCGTTTCAGTGGCAGAGCCAACTGTCCAGGCGAACTGCCAGCTGGCCCCATTCACTGAATAATCGACGGTGTCTTCGACGGTTTGCGGGTGGTGCTCCTGGATGGATATGTCATAACCAAGAGCCTTGGCAATCTCAATGTAATAGGCCCGGCTCTGGCCGCCAGTGCTGGTGATAATGCGTAGCAACGATCTGCGGCGCCCGGCAATTGTCTCCTCACCCGGAGAGCACGGATCCGGTAATCCCGCGACACGCTCCCACTCTGGCAGTAGCTCGTAGGTACTGCGTGGATCAACCTCATCCACTAAAATCTGAGCCCTGGCATCAACATTGAAAAATGAGCCAGCCAGGCCCCCCAATAGTCGCTGCCAGTTGCTATCGGTGCGACCAGGCAGGGTGCGGCCCGGCGGGGCTAATGATGATAGCTGCTCGCGATACTGGTCACTTGTCAAAGCCATGTGATAACCCCCAGAACGGGAATTTCATTGAACGCATGGGCAACATCCGCGATCGGGCTCTGCAGCGTATGCCTGCTGGTCCCGGCGGCAACGTAAATAACGCCGGACAACTCGGATAAATAGATCGTACTGCCAGGGGCAGCATTCCGGCTCAGCCAGTCCTTAACAGCTGCCTCTACACGTGCTCGAACCTCCGAGCTATCGGGCATCAAACTAATGCTGAGATCCAGGGGTATAGCGGTTGGCGCTACCACGTATGTGGGCACCTGGACAGGGCGTGGTGAGTCAATGTAACTCTGCACTGAATCGAGAATGGATTGTGATGGAATAAGGCTGGGCAGATCATCTGTAACAACGCGAACCGTTACCGTGCCAGGGTCCAGTTCATTCGGATAAACCCACGCCCTGGTGATATCTGGATGACCCGCAAGCGCCCAACCGACGTAATCAGCTTCCGCTCCACCATGCGGCGGCTGACGGATTCTATTGAGCAGCTCCGTGCGCAATTGCTCGATGCTTTGCTGATCAGTCCCACCTGTTAAGCCGCCGGCCGCCACATCGACCTGACCGTCAACACCCTGGACAGGCGAAACAAACGATAACACTGCACCTTCGTCGAGATTGCCAGCAGCGCCTGCCGTCCTGGCCTCCACACCAACCAGGCCCGTGCCGCTGCCGTCCATAATGAGCGTTGTCAGCGTGATGTACTCAATGCCCTGTTGTCCCGAAAGAACGGAGCCGCTGACAACCTGCGAACCACTCACTCCGGAGACAGATACGTTACCAGAGGCGGCCACGGCCGGGCTGCGATCAACACCCCAAATGCTGGCCCACCGCAGGAGATAGTCATTATCTGCCGTATCCGGAAAAATCTGTTTACTCAGGTAGTCCAGGTACCCATACAGGCCATGGATACCGCCGGCCTCGGTGTCAGCCAACACACCCAGCAGCGAGCGGCGCAGCTCCGGCTGGGCGTTGGGCAGGCGTGATCGGATATCGGTGCGGACCCGCTCCTGGATCTCGGCGAGTGACGGTCTTTCAAACGGCATTTAAAGGCTCTCCCAAAGGTTGTTAAAACGTTCTTCAATGACCTGGCCATTGGAGCGGATGATACGGATGCGCAGGGCGAGTACTTCACGGGATGCGGTGTCTGCCTCGACCTCAATGCTGCTGGCGATGCCGTCGGTTCTGAGCCATTCCAGCGCTTCCGTGGCGTAGGTTTCCGCACGGCGGCGGACGGCGGGCAGGTCTTTTTCACGGGCCAGCAACCAGAGTCTGGAGCCGAAGCGGTCACCCTCGTTGGTGGCCAGAGCATCAGCCCACCAGCCACGGCGGTCGTTGCTGCCGTCGGGAATGCCGTCATCGGGTTCTGCCCGGCGATCGGTGAGCAGCGACAGGATGATGGCGGTGCGCAGGCCGTTATCAGCCACCAGGTCGCCATTGCTCAATGCGATATCAATGCTCAGATCGGAGCCAGACTGAAGGGCAATGTCGGTCATACTACCGGCCCCCCTGAAGTGCCACTGCCAGGTTGAATGCCACTGGTGCGGTGAGTTTTCAGCGAGATATCATCCGCCCTCACATCACCGCCAGTGATTGTCATATCGCCCAAAACCGACGCACCAGAGCCGCCACTGACGGCCATGCCACCCTGACCGACAATTGCGCCCTGGACGGTTAACTGACCGGTAATAGTGACCTGTGGCGTGGTGAGCGTGACGCTTTCGGAGGCGTTCACCTGGGCGGTGTCGCACTCGGCGGTGATGCTGGGCGCGGTGACCTTTATCGCTGCGCCGGCAGTCACTTCCACGATCCGGCCACGCTTCATGTGGATGTAGTCGCCCTCATCTGTATAGAGCGCCACCTCTCCAGTGCTAAGTCCTTTCATCCGGTGCCGGCGATCATCGACCGCAACGGCCACCAGGTGGCCACGGGAACCGCCGACGGCCACAGCGATCGCTTCCGCGCCATCCAGCGGCCGACAGGTAAAGCCGTACTGCTGGAAACGCTCCATTTCGGCAGTCTCACCCGCGAGCAGGCCCAGTTGAACCACCTGCAGCCTTGAGCCATCGTCCGAACGGCGAACCACACCACGGGATACAATCAACCGCAGGCGGCGCCAGATCGGCGACAGCAAACGGGCCATGGTTTCTCTCATCCCCATAGCGAATCGTCCTCTTTGGGTTCCGGCTCGGCGGTCAGATCCCACGCCGATGGCGGTACAATCTGAATCTCGGAGCGCTCACCGTTCTCATCCAGAATCTTTTGCACGCCCTCAATCAGCATCCAGTCATCGATGCCCAGCCAGCGGTCCGTCACCCGGACCTCAAAGCCTGGCGCCCAAAAACCGCCACCGTGACGCCAACCGGCGACGGTATAGGTGACGCCTTGCCCGCGACCCCGGCGGCGACGGATTTCATTTTCGGCCCGACGCTCACAACTAGCCTGGTCAACGGCGGTATCCGCGATGATGACCTGCGGGCGGTATCGAATAGTAGTATCTGTTGCGGTGCCTTCTGGCCCCGCTGACTGGTCACCAGAAACATAGTCATCACCCGGCTGCTGACCCTGGATGATGACCCGTGAAAACCGGTCACGCACCGAGAAACGGCCAGAGCCCTTGCGGATGTTCTCACCGAGAATAAGCGGGGTATCGATGCGGCCGCGCGGCGGCTTGGTAATCACCAGGTCACCGGCCGGGTTGGTCACAAAGATTACGGCGCGGTAACGACCCATTTGCTCCAGGGCTTCATAGAAGGGCTGGCCAGGCTCCACCGCTGGGGCCCGCAATGGCTCACCAGTGTCGGCCTCAACGACCACATTTATACCGAAAGGCTTGGAAAGCTCACGGGCCATGGATTCGAGCTTGCGGGGTTGGCTCCAGGTCTTTCGACGTTCGGAGCAATCGATTAAGTCGGCCGTTTTGGAACGGCCATTCACCGAGACGGTGTGCTGGTTTGCATCGTAAGCGGGGAGTACTTCATCAACGAAGCCACTGATAACGGCTTCACCGTCGATCAGCACCTGGCATTCGGAACCACTGCGGATGGGTGCGGCCCCTTCAGACTCTGACCATTTATCGGTGAGTGATACCTCAAAGCGGTCAGCGACTTGGTCGAGGCCCTGGCGGATATCCACGGTTGTCCAGCCGCCGTGGCGGTTGCCGTCGATTAAAAGTTCCAGCCGGGACTCAGCCATAAACACCACGCGATTGCGGCACCCGGCGCAAGCTGACCCGCCGGGTGCCTTCTGAAAAAACCTCTGGTAAACAGCTCGTAAGGCAGGTTTAATAGTGGCTTGATCAGACCGTGATTGAGTCCCTGAAGCCCTTCAGGGTAGCTATTACTCTCCCAGTACTTCCAACGATTCACCGCCAGGCACACGCCCTGGGTGCGCTATTCTATTGCGCCGCACAATCTCGTCTGCACAGTTGGCATCGCCGTAGAGTTTCTGGGCGACCACCAGCGCTGGCAACGGTTGATTGAGGGTGTACGTCCACAGGCGTGGCAGCTGGGCCCCGCGCTTTTCGAGATCTCGCACCACGGCCGCCCGCACGGCGGTCAGATTGGAATACACCTGGTTGGACGGGATGGCCTCGGTCACCAACTGCAGTTCGATGCCGG